TGCTACCGACACGGTTCCACTTCTACCTGTACATAATCCATTTTGTGCCGTAATTGTATGGTCCGAACCAAGAGCAACTGCTCTATCACCAGAGTTTGTATTGTCATGTCCAATGGATGTTCCTGCATCTGTTGCCGAGGCTGTATTGTTATATCCTATGCATATAGGATGAAGAAGCCCACTAGCAACATTACTTCTTCCTATGGCTACTGCGCCCGGAACTAGAGTTGAAGCAGTACTATTACCACTTCCTAAAGCCAAACCTGCGGCAGCTCCTGCGGCAGTATTATCGATACCCATCGCTATTCCTGACTTCACAGAAACTGAATTCCCACTTCCAACAGCAAATCCCGCTTGGTCCGATGTAACCGTATTTAATATTCCAAAAGCAGAGCTCATTGAATTATTATTTGATGAAGACCCACTAATTATATTACCTGAACCAAACGCAAACATTGCGTTTACATCATCAGCAACATAGGGGCTTACACCTTCATTTCCATCCAAAGTATTAGTTCCAAAACTAGCGTGTTTTCCAAATCTATATCCTGCCATATTTAACCTACTACTTCCGTAAAGTCTAACACACAAACCCAGTTAACATTTTCACTTGCCGCACCAGTCACTTTAATATCTAAAGAACCATTGGTAGCATCTGCCGTAGCATTAACATCCCAACCTGCTGTATCTTCGTGTATAACAACTTTAGTTACACTACCTAGTAAAGCAGTCGTTCCTGCGGTTGCGTTTCTATCTAATGCACCTAACAATTCGTACGCCGCACAATTATCATCTGTACCTGTTTCTCTAGCTATAATATGCGCTTTAAATATAACTGCGCTATCATTCGCTAGTATAGGTAAATGAGTTGTATAAGCACCTGCTAACATTGTTGTTGCGGTTGCGTCAGTAGTCTGTATTTTTAACATAGCACGCGTAGTCTGAGCATCGCCTTGTATAGTAAACATATCTCCTGATATAGTGTGACCACCATAAAAGCGTCCAACACCTCCATCACCTGTTACAAGCGCACATTCTCCACGACTAGTGGATGCTACTCCTGCGGTATTATTAAAACCCCCAATTAGAGTGGCTCCTAGGATGGCTGTATTAGCGTAACCAAAGACTCCTGTATAATCAATACCGTCTTGTACAAAGTTTGATTCTCCGACAACTAAACCATAACTTCCTGAAACGTTATTATCAAAGCCACCTATTATCGTATAATCCGCGGAATTTGTTCCTGTATTGGACCTACCAAACATGGCAGCGTGACTACACCCTGACTCCATTACGCAATTTCTACCAATTACTAGGGAATAATCAGCGGCAACATTATTGCCGCTTCCTCCTATCCACGTACCCGTAGGGGTATACGCCCCACTTAGGGTATTGGCCTTTCCGAACACCATACTATATTTGGCACCGGATTCTAAGGAATTACCTGAACCACCCACTAAAGAACTTTCGACTCCAGCGGCCAAGGTATTACCCGTTCCCATCGCGACACATAATGTACCACTGATGGTGTTCCCAGTTCCAAACTGGGCACTATTTCCAAATCTATATCCTGCCATATTATCTCCTTAACCTGTCGTTTGTACTAATGTAGTATAAGCAACCCAATTAACGTTGTCACTAGCAGCGCCAGTTCCTGTTAATTTAAGTGCCTTATTAGTGTCATCTGCCGTAGCAGCTACGTCCCACCCAGCGACATCTTCTGCGAGGACTGTCTTAGTTACTGAACCTATTAAAGAGATAGTACCACCTTCATTAGATATAGCTCCTTCTAATTTATAACTTCCACCTTCACCAGCATCATTTGTCTGTCTAGCAATAATTAATGTACTAAAAGTTGCATTAGTATCGGTTGGTATTGTTATTCTTGTAGATGAACCATTAGTGAAAAGTTCAGTTTCAGTTGCATCTGTTGTTTGATTCTTTGAAATCAGATGACATGCTTGAGCATCACCAGTTGTTGAAAATGATGTCGCAGCGTGTACTACTTCTGCATAACGACTTGCTTTCCCTGCATACCCCAAAAGAGTACAAGCGTAGGAATTTTCGTCAGCAACGTGAAGAACACCTAAAGCCATTGTTCCTGTCGATTCACCAGATACAGTATGACCATATCCAAAACCAGCAGAGTAGTTTCCTATTACAGTATTACCTCTTCCTATTGACATAGCTGCTCGTCCCTTTTCGGGAAAAGCTTGGTTGTCTCCTACATCATTAGATTCACCTAATGCAACAGTAGCTGTTAAATTAGAAGTATTACCACTACCAAGAGCTATCGCCCCATTCGAACCACTAACTACGTTACCATAGCCGACAGCTAACGTATGCGAATTTTGTGTTTCATTATTATCACCCAATGCAAACGAATGCTTATTCCCACTTACTGTATTACCGGCCCCAAAAGCGGCGCCATATTGTGCGTGAAGAGTATTTCCCGAACCCACAAGTAGAGAACCACGAATATTGTCTTCAACACTTCCTGTAATAGCTTTATTCATAAAACTATTAGAAGGTCCAAATGCTGCTATAGCTCCATATTGATAAGCCATAATTAATCCTCACTACATACACATGTATGTCTTTTTATTTCGTTCTCGTCTGCGGAAGCAACTTCGTTGCCGCAACAGCAGAGAATCATATTTGTTTTTACCATATTTTATCTCCGAATTGTAGTATTCTCCATCGAACTGATTAAATACTAGGGGGCATTTCCTCGCCAGCCCCCTAAAGGCTCTCATTAAGAAGCTTAACCAGCAGCTCCGTTAATGAAAATACATCCAACTTCGGGTCGAATAACCTTGAGGCCGTATCTCATGGACATGTAAGAACCAACAATCCCGAATCCGGGGTTTGCTTCTTCTACAGTCAGAGAACGTCGCTCTACGTAAACCATAGGTTTAACGGAAAGGTCAAAGACAGCGAAACGTGTTGAAGGAACATATGCGTTCACTACAACAGTCAATCCATACAATGAACCGACAACACCAGTAGAAGCAGTAGTACTTACTGGGCTTCCGGGCATCATGGCTGCTTGTGTTGGGTTGGCTGCACCTCCAGCTTCTCCCTGTGCTGCTGTAAAAGCAGTTACAAAGTCACCCAAATCCAATAAGGACTTGTAATGAGCGGGGGAAATGAAAAGATGCGTCGCGTTGTATCCGTGGGTTGCTGTGCGGTCAATACCTTGAGTGATATCAGATAACGCTAAGTCACCTGCTGTATCACCTGCGGCTCGTACGTAGCTGTTACGGATTAATCTTGTTGCTGATTCATCACCATAAGAATTTAAACGTGAGCTACCACTGTTGATGTCGCCTGCTACCATACCACTTCCGAAGAAACCGGAATACGGATTAGTTGCGAATGTCGTGATATTTGCTTCAGAGGTTGTCTCGTCGATTGCGATAGTTCCAAATGTAGCATCCGCAGCGTTTGCACCGAAAATGACCTTAACAATGTTGTTGGTCATATGACGGTCCACAGCTCTGCGAGCTTCATTCAAAGCCATCTCAACTTCGTTGAACCTTGAATCTTCTATCATTCTGCGGGTTACACCGACTGCAATACCCCATTCTTTCACAGAGATACGCTCTGAGCGTAGCTTTGTGTGTTGGTATTCAGGGGTTGTACCCTCATCTATTTGTTCCAGCTTCATGCTGGGTCTTGCTAAAGTAATATCAATATTACCTCCTGTGTCAGTTTTCATTGGTTCGGCAAAGAAAGACATAACTGGAAGCTCTGTGACTTTGTAGTCCATAATAGCTTCTTTATAATCAATTAATACTCTCTCTCCTAAACCTCCGTCTACTGAACCAGTGTTCATACTCGTAAGTATGCCGGGGGTTGCGCTAACAGTTACCATATTTTATCTCCTTATTTGACTAAGACTTTGAAATAAGATGGAGTACCGCTGTGAGCTTCTAAAGCCACTGCGACGACTTCGCCGGGGTCAGTCCCTGCTACTAACAGTCCGTCTGTTGCATCTACTTCACAGGAAGCACCGCTATTGATGGTTCCTGTTCCTAGCGCGTTCAAGACTACGCCTTTCCCAGTGA